GGAAGAATTGCATGCGGAATTTGTGCTTGTGTTGATTATATGCGCTAACAAATATGCGTATAAACCTTTTGAAGAAATTGTTAGAATAATCAAAAGCTCATTGAAAAACAAAGTAGCAGATTATAAATTGGATTGCTACATTTCTCACAGAAACGCCGAGCAAACAATGCTTAGTCTGGATGATACAGAAGACAGCAATTTGGAAGAGTGCTTAGGCATAGAAATGAGTGATTTTGATATGAGTTACTTTTTGTCTTTATTATCAGATGATGGCAAGCTGTTGGTAGATGCTGCCACAAACCCAGAAAAGTATAATATGGTGGTATTTCATATGAACTTAGCTATAGCCAGGAAAAATACCACCAGTCCAAAGAATGGATGGAACATAACCATGACGCCAATAGTGTTGCAAAGAGGTCTTGGATGGGACAAACTAAAACTATCCAAGGTATGGAGCGAAGTCACTCAAGCCTTGGCTACTTGCTAGTTGGTTATATAAGGAGCTAATATGGTATACGAAGGGAGCATGCATGATGGAATAAAACCAGTATGTTATGGTTGGCTTGATGCAGCCGACTCCAACTGCATTAAGTGTAGAATTAGAAAAGACTGTGCTGCGCAACAGTTGGAGATGTTGCCACCATGTTATGGAAAACATGGTGATGACGAAGAATGTAGTTTATGCTTAGTAAGTAGTGCATGCGCTGATGTGCTACTAACACAAAAATTGAAAGGACAAAATCAAATGCCACCTATAGTGAAAATCAAAATGCCTGGCGCAGTTTCTGCGCAGCCCAAGCCTGGCGCAGTTTCTGCGCAGCCCAAGCCTGGCGCGCCAGCACCAAAACCTGTGGTTCAGAAGCTGCCAGTTGAGGAAGACAAGCTTGACGCCGAATCCGCCGCAAGTGATTATGCCGCGCTTGATTTGCCAACGCTTAAGGCCCATGTTGCCGAACGTGGTTTGGATGTCAATGGCAATAAAGCGCAGCTTATCAAACGCCTTATGAAAGCTGACAAGGCAGTTGCTAATGAGCCAGAACCTGAAAAGGAAACCAAAGAGAAGGCCGCTCCAATCGCCAAGGTGGATTCTACAGCTTTCGTAGGTCTTATGGACTTGCTCAATGCTGGTGACACGCTCGTGTTCAGTCGCATTAGCGCGGCCAAATGGGCCGTGTCCAAAGGCACACCTCAACAGGTCAGCAAGAGCAAGGGTATGCGCGGCGAGGCGTATCGGAAGACAGTTCTCAGTGATGAATACTACGCGTGGTTCTATGAAAACGCCGGAGATGGCAAGCCTTGGAGTGAACACAGTACTGAAGAGAAATTTGCCATGGCCCAGGCCGAAGGCGTGGAGTGGGAAGCCAAAGAGGACGCACGGTTGAATTTGATGACTATGACTGAGGCTTTTCAGATTCATCGTGGTTTTCTCAAATACAAGCCAGAGTATCAGAAGAAGTCGGCACGCGACGCACTCAAGTTTGGTTAAACAATTACATATTACAACGAAGGGCCACATGGAGCAGTGGCCCTGAGTTGTTTTAGGAGATGCAACGTGGATCATATTGAATTTGGCAAAGCACTTCTTGACACACTTGACCTAGACCCAGTATATGTAATGCTAGTCAGAGCCAATTTGTCAGAAAAACAACTGAAAAAGTGGTTATTGGCATATTGGTGCTTCTACAAAGCGGGTGTTGCTAGCTGTTTTTCTGAGTTGGATGATTCAGAATATTACAAATATATGATGGAAGCTGCTGTCAATAAGGACAAGAATTGGCCACGTGGTATGGAACGCAGACACTTTCGTGGACAAGCTGCCATTGATGGTGTAGCTGGATTGATGAAATTTGGAGAGCCTGAAAAAGTTGTGGATTTTATGACTGGGCATTACTTACAAGTAGATGTTATAGATTTTGACGAAATATTCCACAATGTGCAGGATTTTCCTATGTTTGGTCCATGGATAGCGTGGAAAATATCGGATATGACAGAGCGCGTGCTTAAATATCCTGTAGACTTTTCTCACTGTGATTTGGGTATTTACAGAGACCCAGTGAAAGGCGCAGCATTCATAAAATACGGAGACAAGGAACATGACATTACGCGTGATGAGGTAATGGAGGTTGCTTATCAATTGTGCGAAGATTTCAAGGATTACAAAGCGCCGCCATCATTAGACAGACCTTTTAACGTGCAGGAAGCTGAGACAGTACTTTGTAAGTACAAAGCGGCTTATGGGCACAAGCATAACAAATCGTTTTATCATGTAGGCAAAGACACATATGATGTGTACGAATCTTTACAAGGATGGGGTGATTTGGCACAAGAATTGGCCGATAAGATGCCTTTGAAAGAATTGTTTGAATGGTACGTTGCTACTGGACAAGCCAGCAATGTGCCTACTTGGTTGAAAGAGGCTATGCATTATGAGTGATCACAATATTGACGAAATTGGCGAGTATAACATAGAAATGTTGTCTGTGGTGACTAATGGTCCAAAAAAGCCGTATAGAGTGTACACCCAACCAGTCAAGCATCTTGTGCTTGATCAAACCAAATACCCGCAAGGGTGGTATCATGGAAAACATGAAGCAGGCAAGCATAGACCTAGAACGTGTTATGCAGAGGCTACGCTGTCTGCCCCATATGGCGGTACTTGCACTGTTGGCTGCAAGTATTGTTTGAGTGGGGAATCATTAGTGCAAACACCGGAAGGCGAAATCCGTGTGGATTTGTTGTGTGTTGGTGATAAAGTAATTGGAAAGAACGGGGATGGATCAATTACAATTACCACAATCATTGGAACACATAGCTCGTTAAGTAACATGTATTATAAAATCACATTGATTAACGGGTCTGTGTTGAATACAACAGGAGAGCATCCTGTGTATGTAGTGGGACAAGGTTGGACGGAAGTGAAGGAATTGTATGGGCAAACCAAAGACTGTAGATTGGAGTATTTGCAAATTGATCCAATTGGGTATATTGAGAAGCAACTACAAATCAAAGAAATAGAATTGGTGAATGAATCCTTACAAGTATATGATATACAGACCACCACAGAAAACTTTTACGCTAATGGTATATTAGTTCACAATTGCTATGTGAACGATGGTGTGAGAGGATACCAAGCCTCTCATGTATCCACAGTAGACCCAAGCTATCCTGACAAATTTGCCGATTATTTGAAACGCATGAAAATAAGTGGGGCAGTGTATATCACACCTTTTACAGAGCCATTTGGGGACTTAGAGGAAAAGTACCACAATACGCAAAGATTAGCAGAAGCAGTGGTGAAAGAAGGCTTGCCGTTGTTCTACACCACTAAACGTGTGCCCCCTTCGTGGGCTATCAATTCTCTTGTACACAATCCTTACAGCTATATTCATTTTAGCATCAATACGTCCAACTCAAATCATTACAAAGCATTCAGTCCTGGTGCTGCCAGGTATGAGGATTTATTGAATGCGGTTAGAACTGTATCGCAAGTAGGCATATTTGTTGGAATACAATGCAATCCTATTCATGTTGGCATCACATCTTTGGACGATGTGAAAAGATTGGTAGATGAATGTAAGAGTGCTGGCGCCAAACATTTCATATTCAAATTTGTTGAGAAGATAATACCAACCAAACAAGAATTTTTGAAACGATTGTACGCAATCAAAGCTTTTGGTGTTCCCGCAGTGTGCGAGTTTGAAAACAGTTTCAATCAAGTAATGGGTGGAGTATATACTACACATATAGCAACACGTATTAGATATTTGGAAGCATTGTTGGAATACACACGAGCTAGTGGTGCGACTATGGCTACGTGTCACGAATATTACACAGGTGTTGAGCCTATACTGGTTGAAGCAGAGGAAATAGAAGAAGCGCAGGAATTGAAATTGATGCAACTTGGCCCTTGGTACACTACCAGCGACCAGTGCCACGGTAGAGGTGTGCCCATCTACTACAGACCTGATGGTAAAGGGCCATTTGAACCATTGCCTGGATGCTACCGCAAAGGATGCTTGTGGTGCGCTGATTATGGTACAAAAGCGTGTGATAATGGCAAATTGCTTCGTGCTGAGGCCCTGAAATACATGGATTTCAGGGCGATTGAATTGAAAGGCAATAAAAAGAACTGGAAGTTGCCAGATTCGTGCTTCAGCCCAGAATTTTTGTCCAGTTATCGTGCTATGGCAAGGTGGAGTAATCCCAAACTTGCTACTGATGCAGATTTGTGGGGGTGGAAGTGATTAAAGTGGTTAATATTAAGGGTGCAAATGGGTCGGGCAAGACCACAATTGTCCACCAGATGTTACAACTGTCTAAAGAAGTGAGTCAGTTGCGTACAGAAGATGGTACAGTAATAGCCACTTGTATGGATACCATCAAGTGGGCAGCTGTAGGGCCATACTATTTGGACAAAAAGATGGGTGGTTGTGATATATTTGAGACAGTTGACTCAATAAAACAAGCAATACTTACAACTCGCCAAGCATGCCCGGATTATTGGATAGTGTTTGAGGGTATGATGATTTCCACGTTGAAGACAACATTCTACAACTTCCTTGTAGAGATGATGCAAACTGATGACATCGTGCCCGCATTTGTCATTCTACGTGCTGATGTAGATGGATGTCTGCGCAGAATCAAAGATAGAGGCACAATTGCCAGAACAGCCACAGGTGAGCCCAATCCAGCAAATATCAAATCCAAGTGCGATACAGTACTGAGGCATGCTCAAGATTATGACCCATGTGTAGTGCGATATATAGATGTAGATAAAGTGGCTTGTAGTGGCATGCTCTCCAAGTTTTTGGATGCTGTAGGAGACACGAAATTGCTAGATTGGATGTTTGACTACCAGGAAGTAGAAGAAATAGAGTATGTGAAGCCATTCAGCAGAAATTATACTGGGCCTGAGTGGCTTGCGCCAAAGAGTGAGGAATAAATGAAAATAGTGTACAAAACAGCGTCAGGTAACAAGCTAGTGTTGGACGTGAGTGCGTTTCTTATGGACAGGGAAGATGTGCCGCTTGGTAATTACGATAGGAGCATTTGTGGAGATTGCAAGGGGTATAATGGTGGATGTGTAGGCTTTGCCCCGCACTTCAGTATACTCAAACCATCGCATAAACATTTGCTTGTGTTATCTGTAGAAATAGATATGGCTTGGGCTATTATGTATGCTCACGATAGCGGCCATCCTAAGCAAAGCAATTATTTCAGATTGACATACGCAGATAGGCTCACAGAAGCGTACTTGCGTAGAATACTTGGCGCGATAAAAGATAAGTTGCACGGCTATCCATTGGGGGCGGGTAATTGTTCTGGATGTGGTAGCGTGGTTGGCAACAAGATGTGCGGAGTGTTAATTGATGGTAAGTGCTTGCATCCAGACAAACGTACATTTTCAATGGAGGCTACGCACATAGATTGTTCAGTTTTGTGTCAACAATTGTTAGGACGTAGATTGGCATGGTGGTACAGAGATGAGATAATACCACGATATATGAACAGATTTGCTGGTGTATTGCTTATGAGTGACAAAATACCAGACTTGGAATCTGTGTATAAAGCAGACAAAGCTTGCGTAGATCAGAGTATGCCACTCATGAAAGAGTACGCTTTGTTTTCGGCCACAGCGCCCGAAGGTTGTGTGGATGCTGGTATGGAATATGACGCATATTGTATGAGTTGCGAAGGAGCAGAAGATGAGCAATGATAAACCTGAGTTTAGATGTATAGTTGTGCCTTGGTGGTATTACGCCTCCAAGTGGGCAGCGTTGATGTTGCTAATTGATGGTTTGGCCATGTTGTGGGTAGCAGTGCTTGGCTACTACGGCTATTATTTCTGGCAATTGCTGGGCTTTAGCTTTTTGCAGTTGTTGGCCGCAGCAGTTTCTGCCAACGTGGTAAAGCAATGACTTGCGATAAAGCAGAGAAATGCGGATTGTGGGCAGGATGCAAGACTCCTGCTATGCCGCCTGATATATCCAAGTTGCATGGCTCATGCGACATAATGTTTGTAGGCGAAGCACCGGGGCATAATGAGGATGAGCAAGGCACGCCATTTGTAGGTGCGGCAGGTAAATTTCTTCGTGAGCTCATCACAGATAGCGGCATGTCTGCTTACAATTACATGTTTACCAATGTAGTGAGATGCAGACCACCAGGTAATAAGACGCCTAGCAAGAAACAAATACAATATTGTATGCCCAATGTGATGGCGGAAATTGAGCAATACAAACCAAGATTGATAATCTTGTTGGGCAATACGCCTCTTGCCGTAGTTGGGGAGACAGGTATAACTAATTGGCACGGCGTATTCATGGATTACGAAGGGCATACATACATGCCTGCCTATCACCCATCGTACATTAGACGTGGCAATTACGAATTGTTGCCACAAATGGTGGAAGATTTTGACAAGGCTGTGAGATGGCTTGATGGAGAACGAACACAAAATAATCTAGCGTCAGAATACACAGTATACTTGGTACAGGATGGGAATGATGCTGCCTACATGGCTTCTATGTTGAGGCAGGCATCAGTTATAGCGTTTGATACAGAATCCAATACAGGTATCAAACCATACAACGAAAACACTTGGCCGTTCCTATTTTCATTTGCTCAAAAAGAACCTGGTAAGTTTGCGTGGGTTGTAAAGCTCAATGAGCAAACGATAGATGCGTGCGCAGACATACTGCGCGACGAAAATATACGCAAGTGTATGCACAACGCCAAGTATGATATGTTAGTGGTGACTTCTATTGGTGGTCACACACAAGGCTTAGTGCATGACAGCATGCTCCTATCGTCTATCAAAGATGGAGCTATGGGTGGTCACGGCTTGAAGGAATTGGCAGGGCGTTATTTGGGCATGTATGGATATGATGAGGAATTGAATATATACTTGGCCCAACACTCAGAAGCTAACCCAAAGAAGAAACGCAAAGGTGTTCGTGGCGATATGTCTTTGGTGCCAATGGAAACGGTGGCGCCATATTCCGCATGTGATGCTATAGCCACATTGGAGATGCCAGAACATGTACAGCTATATGCTGAACAGATTCCTGCTTATGAATTAGCCATACGTGCGTCAGATATGCTGTTGCATATTGAGTCTAATGGGGCAAAGCTTGACCTGGATGTTGTGGATAAGTATATAAAATTGTATGAAGCAGAGCAAGCTTCACAGTTGAGCGAAATACGTGCTGACGAGACTGTTCAACAATTTGAACAAATAACCCAACAGGAATACAGAGGCACAAATTATCAGAAGGCCCAATTGTTGTTTGGTTTCAGATTGCTGGATGATGCGCCCAATGTGATGAGATTCAAACACGCGGATAAATGGGTTGTGTGTACAAGTGCGGTTAAGCATCAATATGAAAAGAAATTGGGTAAAATACAGCCAATTGGTTTTGGCTTACAACCTGTAGGTTTTAGCGATGCTGGTATGCCCACTACTAAGTGGAAGGTAATCAAAGATGTTGCATTACGATTGCCTATTGGCATAAACTTGCGTTTACACAATCTTGTTGGAATGATGTTGAGTAGATATTTGAAGCCTGCTCGTGAGTGGCTAGGAGCAGATAACAGAGCTAGATGCACATACAATCAGTCCAATGTTATTACAGGACGGTTGTCATCATCTGGGCCTAATCTCCAGAATATTCCCACACCAGAAAAAGAACCTGGGACAATTCTTGAAAGACACCCAATCAAAAACATATTCACATACTCATTTGGTGAGCCAACATGCTTA